AGCAACATACTATCATGCCGATTACGTTAGACCAGGTTGGAAATTGGACAAAGTTGACCAAATTGGCCGACATATTTTTTACAAAAGAAAAGGTGACGAAATTGACCGCAACAGAGAGTTCTACTAAACTGAACAACAATTCAACATTCATTACGATTGTTATTTGTATTATGATTATGTGTATGACCGGTATTATTTCTGTATCATTAAACTATATCAATGATCGGAACAATATGGCTAAAAACATTGAAGCGGCAATCAACAAAGGTGTTGATCCATTGTCCGTCAAGTGTGCATATGAAACCAATCCTACTGCCACTTGCATTTCTTATGCTTTGAATGTGAAGAAATAATGCCTACAAAAAATGAAATCCAAGAATTCAGCGATACGATTCTAAAACTCGCCGAAGAATCTGGGGAAAGTATCATGGACACAATCGTTGGTTATTGTGAGAAATCTGGACTTGAGGTTGACATTGCATCAACACTTATTTCTAGTTCTCTCAAGGCCAAGATTCGTGAAGAAGCTCAAGAATTAAATCTATTGAAGAAAACTGCCAAGTTACCTGTATGACATTTGTGTTTCAAGAGCGTAATGGTTATTCCGCTTTTGCATTATATAATTCGTTGAAGCTTCACTTTAGTTCTCCATCGTATGATTACTTCAAGTATCATGGTAAGACGAACATAAGTGAAAGTTCATTTATGAAAAGAAAGGACAAATATTCTTTCTACAAATTGTCACGCAAATACAATCTTGAACAACTCAAAAACTTTTATATCTCCAACATTCTGCAAACGGATATCAAATGGATCGGCGATATCATGGGACCAGAAGGTGAGGAAAACTATAAGAATTGGCAAAAAAGAAATGAAAGCTTGACATACCGATTTGAACAAGATATAATCTTTCTTTTTGATTCATCTGGTAATTTCCTGCATGTGGACAATGGTTCCCATCCGTACCTATTGACAACCATGTTGCAAGGTGATATAATGATTGAAACGGTGGTCATTCTAAATGACCTGATGAGGTTCTTCCCTATGTGGGAAAAGAAGATAACTGATGATATCATCTGGCCCAACTGGAAATTAAAGATTGAAAAATATACACCGTTTTTATATTATGATAAACCTAAACTAAAAGGTATTTTGAAAGAGAACATACATGAAAGTGTCTAAAATCTATGTTGATATGGACGGCGTTCTGTGTGACTTTGAAAAGCGTTACAAAGAATTGTATGGTGATATCAAAGATAGAGACCGTAGGTCAACATTCAGGCCAAATTTCAGTAACTTCATTGAAACCGGCCAGTTTGCAACACTTGAACCAATGTCTGATTTTTTAACATTAAAAGAATTTTTGGATTCTATTGATGTTACAAAAGAAATTCTATCTTCAACCGCATATGAAGAAACATACGATACCATTTCAAATCAAAAAATGAATTGGTTGAATGAATATGGCGTTACTTGGAAACCAAACTTTGTGCCTGGTAAAAGACACAAATACAAGTATGCCACACCTGATGCATTAATCATTGATGATACACTAAGTGTTATTCAAGATTGGCATAAAGCCGGTGGTTTTGCCATCTGGCACAATAATGCATTGTCTACCATTACTCAGCTGAAAATGTATGTTTAACTTGGATAAATATACATATATGATGAATAATGTGGATAATACGTTAATACTCCGTTTATATTCCGTTTATACGAAAGGAAAATTATGAGCTCATTTGCATCTCTAAAAAAATCTTCAGGCAATCTGGAGAAACTCACTAAAGCCATCGAGCAACTCAACAGCTCCTCAGAAGGTGGTAAATCCGAAGATAAATTCTGGCGTCCAGAAGTAGACAAAGCTGGTAACGGCATGGCGACCATCCGTTTCTTGCCTGCACCTCCGCAAGATGGTGATGACGGCCTACCCTGGGTCAAGGTCTTTTCTCATGGATTTCAAGGTCCTGGTGGTTGGTTGATTGACAATTGTTTGACAACCAAGAACCAACAATGTCCAGTTTGTGAACACAACAACCGTTTGTGGAACTCTGGCATTGAGGCCAACAAAGAAATCGTGCGTAAACAAAAACGCAAACTCAACTACATTGCCAACGTTTATATCGTCAGCGATCCAAAACATCCTGAGAACGAAGGACAAGTTAAATTGTTCAAGTTTGGTAAGAAAATCTTTGACAAGATTAACGAAGCAATGAATCCTGCTTTTGAAGATGAAACCGCAATCAATCCATTTGATTTGTGGAAAGGTGCCAACTTCAAACTGAAGATTCGTAAAGTTGATGGTTACCAAAACTATGACAAGAGTGAATTTGAATCACCATCAGCATTGATGAATGATGATGAAGAACTTGAAAAGATTTGGAAACAGGAACATTCATTGCAAGACTTGGTTTCTGATAAAGAATTCAAGGCATATGATGACCTAAAGGCTCGCTTAGACAAAGTGTTGGGTGCTACTGATGTGCCTAAGACTACTGTTGAACAAGCTAAGGCAAAAGCCTTTTCTGCACCTGCAAAGGTTGACCATGATATCACCGAAACCGATGACGATGACATGGCATATTTCAGCAAACTGGCTGAAGAAGATTAAACTTTAATTTCCTAGTAAAGAAGTTTTACCCCGCCTAGTGCGGGGTTTTTTCTTTATACGATGCGTGTTGAACCCATAATCATTCGTAAGAATGTTGGTTCATCGTTATGTACCGCAATCTCCGACAATTTGGCCAATTCTTGTCTTTGATTGGTTTTATTTTTAACTAAGTTGTTGACCACATTTTGTGTCGCTGTTGTTGATTTGTTTGGTAAATTTGCCGAAATATTTTCGGACATTACTTTATTCAATCTATCATCAACAGTTGGTATACCGTGTGGTTTGACGCCTGTTGCTGCGCCTGTTGGTAAATCCACTCGTCTTGGGTCTGTTGCTGCAGCGTCAGCACGGCTTTGGTCCGTGGCTGGTTCCACACCTTGTGGTAATGACTGTGCTGCCATTTTAACTTTTGGTGTACCATCAGGATTATGTGTTGCACCAAAGTTTTGATCCCAAAATTCAGCCGCAGCAGTTTTTGTTTTTTTAGAATTCTTTATATATTCATCTCTTGGTATCACAGGTCTTAATTGTGTTGCTGTTTGTTCTTTGACTTCTATATTAGCAATTTTTTCATATTGAGTTCTTTCTTCTGGTGTCAACTCTGCCTGTTCAGCCAAAATTCTTTTTGCTTGTTCTTTACCACCAATTGCAATTTCCATTAACTTTTCACGACCACCAAACTTTTCTATATCTTTTGGTGAACCATTTTCCAATACATTCTTTGCTTCCTCTGGTGTAAGCTTTGACATATCGGTAACAGTTTCAACATATTTTTTAAGAAGATATGCAAGACCTAAAATAGAACCGACCATCAAAACAGCTGGGTTTGTTAGAACAGCAAAAATTGGACTTGCCAAAAATCTCAATAAAGAAAAAAAGTTTTTAGCAGCACCAAGTGATTTCAAATCTTTTAACCATTCAAAACCATCCAAAATTTTATGAACAAGGCCCTCAATCATATCTTTTAAACCACCAAACAAACCATTTTCTTTTTCTTTTTTTGTTATAGTGGCTGTTGGTGCACCCGTTAATTTAGAAATGGCAACAACCAATTCTTTGTGGCGTCTTTCAGATTCTAACTGTTTTTCTTCCTCAAAATTTTGTTCTTTTTCACGGCGCTTTATATCTTGTTGATTTGATGTTTTCAAATAACTGTATATCTTCACCAACTGTTCGTTGATACCACCAATATCACCATCAGCTCCAGGTACAGGCCCAATTCTAGAAGCGGTTGATTTGCCTGCACCTATACGCAAAGGTCTATTGCGGCCAGTAAAGTTTTCAATATCTCTGATATCACGACCAGCCAATTTACCATATAATGCAGGACCCAATTTTGAACCAAAGGTAAGAAACTTAACAATGTTCAGAGGATCAAACTTTTCTTTGATACCTTTTATACTTGATTGAGTTTTTAGTGAGATGGTTTTTTTAATTGCTTTACCAATTGTTGGTTCATACAACAACTGATCGGCCAACAGATCTGTTAGTTTAGTACCACGAATTCTTCTGGCTTTTTGGTATGTTAAATTTTTATCCATTTTTAATTACCTTTGGTAACTCTGTCAAAAGCAGACCTATCATCCACTTTATTTGGTTTACTTTCTGTTTGTGTGCCTGGCACAGTTATATTGTTGGTTACATTTTGTGGTGATGCGGATTGTTCTTGTAAATCTTTTTTCATTTCTGTATTTTCTTTACTCAATGCATCTATAGGTTGATCGACTGCATGAGGAATTAAACCTTGTTTTTGCAGTCTCTTGTTTAAAACAGATTCAAACTCGGACGATTTAATTGTTCTCAATTCTCCGTTTGTTAATTTTCCAGTTTTTGGATTAACTTGAACAGGACTTTTTAAACCGGCAGCAACAAGCGCTTCTTCAACTGTCATGTCTGTATTTCTTTGTTTGTATACAGCTGCAGCTCCGCCAGCACCAAGATAGTGAGCCATGTATTCATAACCAGGAGTTAATGGAACACCCAATCGTTTTAATGTTGCAGTATCTTGTTCGTGCAATAATTTTTGTAGTTCTTCTTGAATTGTCGGTGTAAACTTTGTATTTTTTAAATCATATCCTTTTTGTTGCACTAAACCTGGTCTAAAGTTTCCTTTTTTATCATATGTTCCAAATAAAGTGGAATTCATAAATTGATATTTTCCCATCGCACTTGTGTTTGGTGCTTGTCTGTTTCTTTCTTTACCTAAAATATCAATTTCTTCTAATGTCAAATCTGTTAAATTTTTACCATTAAATTTTTTTTCTGGACTTAAATTTGGCCCACGAACAACATTACCTTTTTTATCTAAAGTATCACCAAAAGTAATATCGTATTTTCCGCCAGATTCTGCGCCGCCAATTGCTGATGCCATTGTTCCTGCAAGAGCAGCGCCGGTGACAGCTTTTCCGACCGATGGTAAAACTGGTGTTTGAGAAATAGGTTTTGGTGCAACTGGTGCTTCTGCAACAGGCTTTGGTGTTACTGTTGGTTTTGGTGTGGTTACAGGTTCAGCTGATGGTTTTGGTGCTGCAGCTGTAGGTGGTTCAGCTGATGGTTTTGGTG